ACCTCCTTTCGTATGTAGTCGACCTGCTGCATAACTTAATCAATCTGCACCAAGACCAGTGGTGTTAACGTGCTACGTTCCTATTACATATTTTTTAGCATTAAGATTGGTACAGGTCAATTGTTTATTTTTTATAGGAGTACTCAAATGATTGAATATTTAAACACAATTGCAATAAGTATCTTTCATAGCATTTCACTTATTGTAGCAGCACTGTTGCTGGTCTTTCTAGCACTTGTTGCACTAATTTATGGGATTGTCGCATGGAATAAAAAGATGGAAAAAGCTGTCTACCAATTCTATGAAGACATTGTATCAGCTATTAAGGAGATTCTTTAATGGCTAAGTTAAAATTTTATTACGGCACTATGGGAGCTGGTAAAACTACTGAAGCTTTAAAGACCTATGAAATATACAGACGTAAAGGACTGAAACCACTCATTGTAAAGCCTACCTTTGATGACCGTGAAGGAGCTTTTAAAGGATGGGGTTTAATCAAGAGCAAGCTGATACCAGATGTAAGACCTTGTTACTACGTTGATAATGTTATGGAACAGCTGTATAACAAGCAACCATATCCTTTCGGAGTTCTTATAGTAGATGAGGTACAGTTCTTTGCACCATCTGATATCATATCTCTATCATCTATTGCAGATTATAAAGATGTTGATGTCATTTGCTATGGTCTTAAAACAGATTGTAGAGGTAAGTTGTTCGAAGGTTCTGCACAACTGTTAGCAATTGCTGACGAGACTAAAGAACTTGATAACTTATGCGACATCTGTGGAAAACCTGGTGCCAATATGCATTTACGTTACACCAACGATGAGATAGATTTTGAACCAGAGTCTATTAAAGTTGAGAAAGGTAATGTAAAGTATAAATCAGTATGTAGAAAATGTTTTACTAAGGAGATGATGTAGTGGATAAATATGATTGGATAGGATTTATTTTAATTGCAATAACTTTTTACGAGATTTGGAGAGTATGTCATGACAGGTACAATTAAGATATCAGGTATTGATTATTCTGTTGATGGATTTGATACAGATGTTGATAGAAACCTTATGGGTAGACTTTCATACGATACTGCACAAATCTATATCAGGAATGATTTACCTATCGATAAAAAAATGGAGACACTTCTTCACGAGGTTTTGCACGCTGTGTATATGAATGCAGGTCTGCAACCAGGTGATGAAGAAGAGAAAGTTGTGACAGCTTTGTCAAGTGGATTATATCAATTTTTAAAGGATAATAAGGATGTTTACAGAATACCATAAGATTGAAACACCCTATGAAAGGGACATGGATGGCTCTAAGAAACTTATTGAAGGGCAGTTCAGAAGTAAATATGTAAAGTATTTAAAAGACTGTGAATGGATTTTCACAGAGAAAGTTGACGGTACTAACATCAGAGTGTGCTGGGATGGTCACGACTTTATCTTTAAAGGTAGGACAGAGAAGGCACAACTCCCTGCAGGTCTTGTTGTTAGGTTGCAACAAATCTTTTTCAATGACACCATGGAAGAAATGGTTGAACAAATGTTTGGTGACAAAGAGGTCATGTTCATTGGTGAAGGATATGGTGCAGGTATTCAAGCAGTTGGTAAAGAGTACATACCAGATGGTCAAGACTTTATTCTGTTTGATATCACCGTTGATGGGAAGTATTTAGACCATGACAATGTGGTAGAAATTGCTACAGCTCTTGGTTTAAAGATGGTACCAGTATTGTTACGAGGTACTATTGATGATGCTGTAAAGTTTGTAAAGACTGAACCAGTGTCACAACTTGGTACCTGTGTTATCGAGGGTGTTGTAGGTCGTTTACCTATTAACATGTATGATGGCAGAGGTAACAGAATGATTGTTAAAATAAAATGTCATGATTTTTTAAAATAATTGTTGACAAATGAATTTTTACAGTCTATAACATAATTGTTAAAACAATAAAGGAGTACATAACATGGCTGATTTACAGTCTATTACATTAAAAGATGTCGAAATCCGTTGGCCGCACTTAGCAGAGCCGTCAACAAAAGGTGAGTTCGCTTCTAACAAGTATGAAGTCTTTGTAGTCATGGATAAAAAGAATGCTGACGCTGTTGCAAAGTTGAAAGCTTCTAGCCAAGACCTCAAAGAACTTGATGATGGTCTGTTCGGTATCACTCTAAAGTCTTCAAAGAAGCCGAGAGTTATGAACAAACGTAAAGAGATTTTATCAGATGACGAGTTGAAATCAATCGGTAATGGAACTCGTGCAATCGTTAAAGCTAATCAATATGTTGGGTTCAAAGGCAAAGTCTTCTTAGGTCTTCAAGCAGTGATGATAACAGAACTTCACGAATATCTTGGAGCAGACCCGTTTGCTGATATTGAGGTAGATGCTGACGACTCTACATCGGATGATGACGACCTTATCTGATGACATTTACAAAGTCATTGAAGGTGAGATAAAAGTTGATGACATCTCGTATGATGAACTTGCTAAAGATATTGCTACAACTATTCGTACGAGATTGTCTGACACTGAACCAGTTCGTAAAACTTTGGGCCTATCGTCAGTAGGTAAACCGTTGAGGAAGTTGTGGTACGACTTTCACAGTGATATAGAACTGGTAAAACCTACACCATCGATGCGTTTAAAGTTTTTGTTTGGTGATATTATTGAGGACTTATTACTCTGGCTTGTTAAAGTATCTGGACACACTGTGACAGATAGACAAAAGGAAGTCAACTGTTGTGGTATCGTTGGACATATTGATAGTATCATTGACGGAGAAGTTGTAGATATTAAGTCGGCTTCACCAAAGAGCTTCTTAAAGTTTCTAAGTGGTTCACTACCTGACAACGACCCTTTTGGATATCTTGCACAGATTACAGCATACGATAAAGAAGTTGGCAAAGGTAATCCAGGTTTCTTAGTAATGAATAAAGTTACTGGTGAAATCTGTGAGTACAGACCTGACCCAGTCTTTGATATGCCAGATGTAGAGCCTATCATAGAGAAGGCAAAAGCTGTTGTAGCTAGTGACACACCTCCTGATGAATTATGTTATGAACCTGTACCAGATGGTGCAAGTGGTAACATGAAACTGGCAACAGGTTGTGAGTACTGTCCTTACAAACACTTATGCTTTCCTGAATTAAGAGCGTTCAAGTATTCTAACGGGGTTCGGTACTTGACACGTGTTGTAAAAGAACCTAGAGTAGAGGAAATAACAGATGATAAAAGTAATCAAGACAACTTGGAGACCGCTTCTGAGACTGACGGAAGTACTGATTGATAAAGAAGGCAACGTTACAGAGACCGGTAACGAGTTTCATTTCAATGTGTTGGATGTGCCGCATATTGTTAGCAACCCGAACTGGACTGCTTTGGTCTATGACCACCACACAATAGTTGTAAAAGAATCTGCAGAAGATATTTATAAAGCTGTTGACAAGATGGTCAAAGAGGAGCAAGACAGAAAGGCTAAAGAAGCTGAAGAATATATGAAAGCTACTCAAGCACGTGTTGCAGAGACTGCTGCCAAGGTTATTCCAATCAATGATGACAACGGTGGTGGAGCTGCATAATGGATATACTGGTTATTTCTGATTCACATATAGACCCTGCTCTTCCATACTATGAAGGTTGGAAACAGTTAGGTAAGTATGTTGTAAAGAACAAACCAAAGTATGTCATCCATCTTGGAGACGTTGCTTGCTTAGATTCTCTTGCACATTACACCAGCATGAGAGGTGATTTTACAACTGATGAAGAGCTGGCATGCGTTGAGAAGCATTTAAGGGCATTTGAAGAGGCTATCATAGATGACCAAGAACATAGTAGAGCTATGAAGAAAAAGATATATAGACCTATTAAAGTTCTTTGCATGGGTAATCACGATATTCGTAAGGATTGCACGGAGATTAGACGAATATTTGAAGAGCATGGTTGGGTTGTCTATGATTACCTTGAGCCAGCTGTTATAGAGGGTGTCACATTCTGTCACTGTATGCCTAGAAGAAACTCTGACATGATGTGCACCACTGCAGAAGAACTGTTACAAGTGTGGCACACTGATGTAGTGGTTGGTCACAGTCACGTACAAGACTATGCAGAGTCTTATAACATTGGTACAGGTAAACTAATAAGAGCTGTCAAATGTCCTTGCTTCACAAGCTTTCCACCTAAGTATGTAGGGTTTGGTTACATTACATGGCCCTTAGGATGGTTAGAAATTTCTTTAAATCCCTTTGAATTTACTTGGAGGAACATCGAATGCCTTTGGAAGTAAGAGATTTATTAGACAGGATAGAGGACATATTCGAAATTGAGGACGTTCTTTATATAATTGGTAAAGATAAGAGATGGCTCTTAAAGAAATTGTTACCGTATATTATGAAACATGCGGAGGATTTTGAATGAACCTGAGACATCTTTATCTTGGTATAGACCCTGGTAAGAAAGGTGCTCTAGCTATCATAGATGATGACAACAATGTATACAAGTTAGAAGACTTAGATGACCTGTATGCATATTGGATAAAGTCTATGATATTTGATGAGTACAATTTTTACACAGGTTGTGTTGAAGATGTATGTGGAAGACCAGGACAATCTTGTAAAGCTAATACAACGTTTATGAAGGTGGCTGGTAAAGCTGAACTCATGGCTGATTGTATCTGTGAAGAGGTTGTCCTAGTCAAGCCACAGATTTGGAAGAAGTACTTCAACCTTATCACATCTAGAGACCTAACAAAAACTGAAAAGAAACATTTATCAATAGAAAAGGCTAAGGAACTGTTCCCATCTGTAGCAGATAAATTAACAGCTAGTAAAGATGGCAGAGCTGAAGCACTATTGATAGCATTATATGGGAAAGACTTATGGCAAACGAAACAATCAACGTTAAACAAAGCATAGAAGAATACATCTATCAGACTGACTGGAGAGTGAAAGCAAATGCTAATCAATCTTATTCAGTTGGTGGTATGATTCTTAATGTAGTTGGTAAAGTTGTAGCAAACTATTGGTTGAATGAAATCTACCCAGAACCTGCATCAAGGTGTCACAGAAATGGTGACATACATATTCATGACCTTGACTTTCTTGGTGGGTATTGCTGTGGTCATAGTCTTAGAGCATTGTTAAATGAAGGATTTGCAGGTGTTGCAGGTAAGACATCAGCGACTCCACCAAAACATTTCTCAGCTGCTTTAGGACAGATGGCAAACTTTCTAGGAACTATGCAAAATGAGTGGGCAGGTGCTCAAGCCTTCTCCAGTTTTGATACACTCCTTGCACCATTTGTAGCTGCTGATAACTTAGACTATAGACAGGTGAAACAAGAACTGCAAGAGTTCATTTACTGCTGTGGTACATCATCACGGTGGGGTGGACAAACTGTATTCAGTAATATCACACTTGATTTAAAATGTCCAGATGACTTGAAAGATAAACCAGTCTTGATAGGTGGTGTTGATACTGGCACAACTTATAAAGATTATCAAGAGCAGATGGATATTATCAACATGGCATTCTTAGATGTTATGTCAAAGGGTGATAAAGATGGAAGACCTTTCACATTCCCTATTCCAACCTATAACGTTACTAACGATTGGGAATGGGATACTCCAGTTGCTAACAAACTGTTTGAAGTCACTGCAAAGTATGGCTATCCATATTTTAGTAATTACATCAGTTCTGATATGCAACCGTCAGATGTGAGAAGTATGTGTTGTCGTCTTAGACTAGACCTTAGAGAGCTGTTAAAGAAAGGTAACGGTTTGTTTGGTAGTGCTGAACAGACTGGTTCAATAGGTGTTATCACTCTTAACATGGCTCGTATAGGTTATTTGTTTAAAGACGGTTATCCAGTTAACTACAATGAGATGAAGCAACACATTAAAGACCTCTGCATTATTGCAAAAGATGCATTAGAAGTCAAGAGACAGTTTTTAACAGACCGCTTAGAGGCTGGGTTCTATCCTTTCACCAAGCGTTGGTTAGGAACTTATAGAAACTTCTTCAGTACTATCGGTGTCAATGGTATGAACGAGATGATTAGGAATTACACCAGAGACATTGATGACATTACTACAGATAATGGTAGAGATATGGCAGAAGATATCTTAAATTTTATCAGGGATTTAATGGTAGAGTTTCAGAAGGAGACAGGTCACTTATATAATCTTGAAGCAACTCCTGCAGAGGGTGCTACCACACGTTTTGCAAGGGAAGACAAGAAGAAGTATAAGGATATTATCCAAGCTGGTACAGATGAAGCACCGTATTATACAAACTCTTCACAGTTGCCAGTGGGTTACACAGATGATCCATTTACTGCTTTAGATTTACAAGATAAGTTACAGACTAAGTACACAGGTGGTACAGTTCTGCACCTATACATGAATCAAAAGATGGCGTCTGGTGAAATCTGTAAACAATTTGTGAAAAAGGTATTGACAAATTATAACTTGCCGTATATAAGTATTACACCAGTGTTCAGTATTTGTCCTAAGCATGGTTACATTGCAGGGGAACACAAGTACTGTCCAATATGTGAACACGAGTATGCAGCAAAGAAACTTATTAAGGAGAACAGTGAATGTTAAATGAATTTGAGAAAGCAGTGTTAAAGAACAACGGAATCAGTGAAGATGATGTTGAAGGTGTTAGCACTACATACGTTGTTAAAATGAAAGATGGCTCTGAACACCAATTAGTAGAATGCTATAGTCGTGTTATGGGCTATCTAAGACCTATGTCAGAGTACAATGTCGGTAAAAGACAAGAGCACGCTGATAGACAACTGTTTAGTAATGATAAGGTAGGTGTCTAATGACCGTAAAAGCTTGTGTAGTACATGTTGAATATCTTGACAACTATGACAAAGCTTGGGGAACCTTAAAGACCAACACAATTCATGATGCTGGTTACGATTTGAGAGCATGCTGTGACGTTCTGTTAGAACCTGGAGAGTATGCTCTCGTCCCTTTAGGGATTAAGACAAGCTTTTCAACAGGATATGAAGCACAGTTAAGGGCTAGGTCAGGACTTGCTCTCAAGCATGGCATAGGTCTTGTCAATGGTGTTGGCACAATTGATTCAGGTTATCGTGGAGAATGGGGAGCACTTATTGTAAATCATGGCAAAGAACCTTTCTACATTAACAGAGGTGACAGAGTATGCCAAGTTGTGTTCAATGAATTGCCAGAGACTATCATGGTCACAGCAGAACGTGTTGAAGTTGATGCAGATCGTGGTGGTGGTTTTGGAAGCAGTGGTGTCAAATGAATGAAACCGAGTTAGAATGTCTGATAGAATGTGTGAAGTATATCTGTTACAATTCTGATGCACAGACTGCAAAGAGATTTATTAAACTATTAGAAAAACTTAAACAGGAGTATGAAAATGAACAGAAGTGAATGCTTAGATAAAGCTAAAGAGATTGTCAACGGTGCTCGTCAAGAGAACTATGGCAGTCCTGAAAAGAACTTTGCAAATATTGCATTGTACTGGTCAGTGTATCTTTCAAGAGATATTAAACCGACTGATGTAGCACTCATGATGGTGTTAATGAAGTTGGCACGATTAGAGAACAAACCTGATCACGAGGATTCATGGATTGATATAGCTGGTTACGCTGCTAACGGTGCAGAGCTTGCTTCACATCGTGGTAAAGTTAATGACAAGTTTGATGAAGCTTTCTGTAACAGAGATGTATTGACTGTTGTACCAGATTGGACTAAGTCTGAAAAGGATAAAACAAAATCTGATAAAACTTTATTAGATATGTGGGCAGAACAGAATAAGGTTACTGTCAAGTATGATGGGAGTCAAAGTAATGGTTGACATAACAATGTGCAAGGCTGATGAGTGCCCTTTAAGAGAGAACTGTTTTAGATACCTTGCTAAAGCTGCTGACTATCAAGCTTACTTTATTCTCAAACCTGAAGAGATTGATAAAGTAAAACAGACCGAGAAGTGTAATGAGTTCTGGCCTGTCAGCAGTGAGAAAGAAGTTGAAAAACTTAATCAGTATTGGAGAGACTAGATAATATTGTATCAAGCTTAATCATACATTCAACAGCGTCACCATAAGTCTTTGCATACTGTCTGCAATTGTTATAGGGTGTGCTACTAGTTGTGGTGCACCCTGTCAATAATAACATCAGGAATAGCAGTATTGTAACAGTCACAGGGGTCTTTAACATATTTCACCTTTTCTCTTATTTCTGTAATAACTTTAGAAGACTCTTGGTTAGCCTTGTTAAAAGCTACGATAGAGTTCTGCAATCTTTTATAGTCTTGCTTCATCTCTATGTGGCTTTTGACAGACCAACCAAGAGCTATAGCCAGGAGTATACAAGCTATGTAAGGATAGATACGAGTCATTATTCCCACTCATCTAAAAATTTATTAACTGTATCAATAAAGGTTTTTCCACCTTCTTTTACAGTATCCCAAATATCTATGATTTTCTTACCTAAGCTTTTAACTTCTTCAGCACGAGAATTTATAAAGTTTTGAGCAAAATTATAAATGATATTTGATTTCTCTTCTTCAGATTTATTAAGTTTTTCTATCGCTTTAATACTATTTCTTGCAACTATTACTGGTCGTATTCCAGCCACTTCAGCTGCTTGTTTCAATACTTCTTCTGTTGCTTCATATCCAAGATTTTTAACATCTTCGGCTGTTATATCTTCAATATTTTTATTGCTATTTGAACTTAAAGCTGATAAAAGAGCTGTATCTACTTTTGCAGCATTATCAAAAACAAATTCTTGAATAGCTGTAGCCATCCTATTAATTGTGGTTTCTTCTACATCTGTTGACAGTACTTCACCATTGTTACTATTATTGTAGAAAGCTATTTGTCCTTCTAAAGGAACTCCAGCAGATACTAATACGTCTGATACATAATCCATTCTCTTTTGTAATTCTGTTCCACCTGTTTTAAACCATCCGTCTTGATAGTATTTGAGAACAGCTTTACCATCTTCTACTTTATAATAGATTTTAGTATCCTTTAAACTATAGTGGTCCCATTTTTCAGGATCATCCTTATAATTTTTACCAAAGAATGTAGCAACATCTTTACCAGTAATGTTAGAAGGATTAAATATATATCTTACAGCGTCGTTAAATTTCTCAGAATCTGAAGAGTTTTTAAAGAACTTTCCTAATCTTACTTGTGCTTCATATCCTCTTCCTATCTGGAGTACTTTATTATATTCTTTACTGCCTTTCGGAAACGTATCAATGTTTGACATAATATCTTCGGGTTTGCATATATCATTTTCAGAACAGTATGTTACATTTTTGGTTATTTGTTCTCTATCTGCATTAGGTAAATTAAATGTTTCAAGACCTGTTTCACTATTTGTATTACCAGTAACATTTTTAACGGTGTTTGTAATAATTGGATAAGCATCTTGTTGAAGTATTGTTCCGTTTTGTACCCCTGCTTTTACACCGCCGTTTGAAAGAATTTGAGAACCGACAAAGGCTGCAACCTCTTCAGGTTTTGTTGCATCTAGTCCAAGTTTTTTACTAATGCTATTTATTTCTTCATCGGAATATCTTACCTCTCTGCCTCTATATGAATAAGCCCAACCTCTTTCACCACCTTCAGATGAATAAGGTCTAACACTTCCGAACAAAGCTCCTGATACAATTCGAGAATACATTCTTTTTTCATCTGCACTCAGACTATTAAACAAAGGAATGTTACCAACTATTAGTGCTGTCTTTGCAAACTCTGGACCATTTTGCATTATGTCTAGCATACCTGTATCTTTAGTATACTGTAACATGTTTTTAATATATTGAGTATTACTACCGGCTTCTGTATAAATACTATTTATGGTACTATTGATTCCACTTTCCAAATACGCAGCATCTATTAAAGGTCTTACTTCACCATATCCAAGTCCTGTTTCAGCTACAATTTCAGCTGCTGTAATTTGTTTAGTTGTATCAAGGTACTCTGAAGGATTCGAAAGAGATCTTGTACCAAGCTCATTTTGAGCTGCTGAAGCTGCAGCCAATGCAATATCTAGTGCTACATTTTTAACATCAGAATTTATTTGATTATTAGCATAGTCAACAATGTGCTGTGACTGCCCAGGGATTTCTCTTAAAGACTGATACTGTCTTATTTGTGCACTTCTTTGTTTAAATCCTTCAGCCTGTGCCATAGCTGTTTCAGGATTTGTAGCGTATAGACCAGGATTTAATGTTTGTGCAAGAGCTTTATTCTGATCGTAAGTATCTTCAGCAACCTTTTTAGCAATATCATTTGCATTTTGTATGTTTGCTCCAAGACCTTCACTCATGCCAGCACTTTTAATGACCGATAAAAGCTTAGATGGTGAGACACCGTATTCTGTAGCAATCTGAGATACTATTCTATTACGTATTGTTTGATACTCTAATGCTCTTTTAGGAGGATCTGCATAGTAATCTACATGAGCTTGATTCAATTCTTCATTATTTAAAAGAGCTAGTTCAGCTTGTGCCAGATTGTCTTCCTTTGCAGCAGCTGATTTCTCTTTACGTAACTTAGCAAGCTCTGTATCATTCTTCATAGAAGCTATTTGCCACTTTGAAGCAAGCTCTTTATCGAGTCTAGCATTTGCTCCCTGTTCTTGCATAGCTGCTATATCTCTTGCACGAGTATCTTCCATTGCTGCAATGTCTCTTCTAAGCTCCCTATCTTTCTCAGCTTGTTGAAGGTTCTGTTCCATTTCAAGAGCAGCCATTCCGAGTTTTGTCTCAGATTCTTTAGCTGCAATCATTGCATTACCAATACTAGACAAGTCTATATTAAAACTTGAATCTGATTTAGGAAGACTCGGTATAGGTTGAGACGGTGCTCTAATACCTGCATAGTATGTTACACCTGGTGAAAATCTACCCTGTCCTGCTAAGTTTGTTTGTTCATTAAATAAAGGCATTGTTAATTACTCCTGATTATAAAATTTCTCTTGTTCTTCTACATACTCTTGTTGTTGCTGTGTTCTCTTGTATTCTTTATATCCACCACTTCTCCAAGCTTTTGTTATTAGACTTGTTAGATAATCTTCATAACTTGGTCTAAACTCTCTTACCCATGCATAAGCCCTTCTAATAGCTGCTTGAGTGTTTCCTGTTAATAAACTTCTTTCAGATGTTCTTGCCAACTCTGTTCCATAACTTTGTGGTGTATCTTTATAGTCTATCATCTTTCTGATATAAGGTAGCACATCATCTTCAAAATGATTTCTCACAGCTTCTCTAGAACTGTTGTCTCTTTGAACTGCTCGATAATCCATAACAGATTCTATGTTACCAAAACCTAAAAGCTGTGCCCAGTATTGCATCTCTGATGGGTTTCTTCTAAGAACATCACCATGTCTATCAATAAACTGTCTTGCATCTTTTGCATAAATATATTTTGTAACATTCTTTATACCAGATGCCACACCTCTTCTCTGACTTGTTTCTCTTGCCCAGCTTATTAAATCGAATACACCTGTTTTAGGTGCGATAAGATCCTTGAAAGTGTTGTAATTATCTACAACGATAGTTGGTACATTTGATATAGGTAATTCAGGTGCAGTTCCAAATATCTCATTCATAACTGGTACAAGTGATGACATCTGATTCATAATTCCTAAAAGATCTACACCTTCATTTATATAAATACCTTGATCTGCAAAGAACTTTGTACCAATTCCCTCTAAAGCATACGTAAGAATCTCAGGATCTGCTTCAGAATATCTGTCTCTTATAAAGTCATACATATTTGTGATATAGTCCTTTGCAAACATACCACCAATACCCCACATACCTAGTTGCATTGCTGTGAAACGTGCTCTTTGCCACTTTGTTAAATGATCTCCTGTCATAATTTCATAAGCTGCTACAGGATATGATGTAAACTGTGCTGCAATTTTACCAATTGAAGAACGTTGAACCATACTGGTGTTAACTCTGTTCAAGTTTAGCATGAAATCATCTGATAATCTACAAATATTTCTCATGTTCTTGCCACCATCTATTAAGAAAGCAGTAAGGTCTGCATGTAATTGTGATAAGTTATTACCAGCCTGTGCAAAGATTAAATCAATTTGTGGTAAAGTCTTTAACCAATTCTCCATACTCTCAGTTAACTCAGGTCTTTTAGAGAATTGTTTAAATGTTCCATAGTCATCAATGAACTTCATGAAACCTTCATACTCTTTAGGAGATATACCACCCATTCCTGCTAACAGTTTTGGGATATATTTTATAATAGGTGTATTCTTAAAGAAGTGTCCCATGATTATAGCAGGTAACGATACAAGTGCTTGTGTTCCTTTAACAGGTGAAAATGAAAGTATATTAAACATCTGTAAAGGGCCTTGTAAAACAAATTGTTTGGCATTGAACAGACCTAAGTAAGTCCTGTATACGAGTGCGTTAGCCCAGTCAACAGGCTTTGAACGAAGCAAACCATCCATATACTTATTGTCCCAGAATCTTTTAGGAAGTCTATGTAACATGTCTGTCATCTTTGTACTTAGCCATACATCAAGCTTGGTAGGAGTGTTCACAATGTTTTGATACATCAGTTGTGCTCTTCTAGCAGCTCTTGCCATTTCGTCATAGTCACTGTTAGGAGCTTTAATAGCTGCAGAAGCTATTACTTCTTGCCCAGACATTCTATTGATATTATACTTACCTTTCAGATTATCTATAACAGGTGCATAGTTATCTTTAAAGTAATCACCAAAGTCGGACAGAAATCTTCCCATTGTGTTATTATAAACAGCTTGTTCAATGTTACGTTGTTGCATTGTGAAAGGATCTACAACATGTCCATAGTCCTGTGTAAGGTTTGCTAAGATTCTATCACCACGTCCTCTGTAATAAGACCCTTTAAGTTCCATAAGGTTTGACATCTCTAAATCAAAACCCTCTAACTGTTCTATTGCAGCTCCTTGATCACCGTAAACATATTTCTCATTGTTTCTTAATACTTGTGCTTTATAGTTTGGATCAATAGTACCTTCAGGATTGTCTCTTGTCTTCATAATATTTTTAACATCTTCTGCAGAAGTTATTTTAAACTCTTGGAAGTTTGCTGCATCAAGTTCTCTTTGTAAAGCTGCTAAATCTCCCTCAGATCTTTTCCACATTTCTGATACTTGATTGATTTCTTCTGCCATCCTTTCCAGTCTTCTAGCATTTTCATCAGCTACTAAAGTTTTAGGAAACCCATGGAACAATCTTTCACCATCTTTATCATAGAAATCCCTACCAATCTTTAAGAAGTGTGTATCAGGTGTATAAGCATTGGAACCACCTTTAACGTATGGCAAAGTCCATTTAGTTAATTCCATAACCTCTTCAGGATTCTTTGATAAATAGTGTGTATATCCTAATCTATCTGCTTCAAGTGGATAGACCTGATATAGTTTATAACCCTTACTAAAAAACTTTTCATCAAGATCTTCTACAGATGTATTACGATATGTATAGATATCACCAGATTCTTCATCAAGTATTGACATCTGTGAAAACTTCTGAGAGTTGAATTGATTTCTTGGAGTTTCTTTAACAGTATCACCAGTCTTTGTACTAGTTCCCCAGCCAGCCTTTTTAAGATTTTTATAATGTAGTTCTGTGTCTGCTACAAATTTATAACGAGAATCTTCAATATAGTTATTATAAGCTGTTTGAGTTGCATCATCTATGCCCCAACTGTCTAAGATATTTTTACCTTTTGGACCATCGAACTCAACTTGATAATCTCTACCATACATTACAAGAGTGTTGTAGTCTTTTTTCTGTTCTGGAGTAAGTCTATTAAAAACCTCTTGCCTTTCTGAAACCTTTTTAGAAGTTACTGCAGTCTTCTTTCTATCAGCTTCTACAAGTATTTCTTGAGCTTCTTCTGGTTTTAATCCTCTTCTTTCAATTACGTCAGGAAGTGCACTGGTCTGTGCAAATTCTTCTGGAGCAGTTCTTTTAAGAGATGTATCTTCAACTACTTCTCCAGCAGCATAAGCTTTTTTAGAAATTTCTTCTAATGATGATACGAGTTGTTTAGGTAATTTTGCCATCTATTCTATCCTCTTATTAAATCTGTGACACATTGTATCACTTCCAATCACCTTTGTCAATAACTTTATAGTTTTCTACAATCATTGGTTTAGATCCTTTAACACCATGTAACTCTCTTACGAAATATCCAACACCGTCACCAGCTGATACAATCATGTGTGCATTATCATAACCTATTTGATCTGGTGCATCATCTATTTTATCTCCCCAAATAGCTCTTTCTCTATATAGAACAGGGAATTTTCTTCCTTGTAATCTATTCATCTCTCTTACAGCTTCTTCAAGTGTCATTGGGTCATTGTTAACACCTTTACCATGATCTATGTAGTAGTTTTGCTTCGATCTTCTGTTCTCTGGAATAATCTCATATAAGGTTGTTGTCGGCTCTTCATTCATCTTTGCAATAGTTGAAGCAGTATTATGAGTCTCTATATCTTCTTGTGTAACAGCTAAATCATATCTATAGAAATCTCCGTTAGTATTCTGAAGAAGATTGTCATCACTGTTCTGTTCTTTTACAATTCCTTTTACAGTTTCTTGTAGTTCTGGTTCAGCTTCTTGAGGCAAGTTAACAGATGCCTTAGTGTCAACCATATCTTCAACAGTTTCTTCATTAACTTTATTAGTTGCAAAGTCTTTTATCTTCTCTGCCAACTCTTCATTATACTTTAAAGTTTGAACATTCTTTGATGTACTTTCCGAAGACGTAACACCTTTCATTGCTTTTTTAGCAGCACTATATCCAGCCTTTGCAGATAAACTGACAGGTTTAATCAACCCAATATCAGTAGCTAAGCCTGTAAAAGAGTCTCCTAAATCTGCAAAAGGATCTGGTCCTTCTTGCAAAGCTTTATAAATTTCATACCTGTATTCTTCTGGAACATTCTTTTTTAAATCAGCAAGCAGGTTTTTACTTTCTTCAAGAAATTGATCATACGTTAAAGTTTTATCGTCAAGGAGTCTGTTTCTCCAATCGTAATATTTCTTTTGTACATTTTGTATACTTGTACCAAGTCTTGCTACATCATAAGCAGCTGTTGCACCATGTGCTACTGTAATACCTGCTGCACCTTTGATAACATTTCCTGCTATAGCTAGTGCAGGTGGTACACCAAATCTTCTAGCATAAGAGTACAAACTTGGATTATCATTTTCCAAACTGTCTATTAACTGTGATTCAAATATTGCACCTCTTGTCATGTACATAGGATAATCTTGATCAGTATTTGTTGCATTTATTCTGTACACACCATCTGTTACAATTCTATCTGCCATTTCAGCATCTGTAAATGATTCTATAACAGCAGTTGCTGGGTTAGATTGTAATAGTTGTCCAATTGCTCTAAAACTATCTAGAACTCTTTTAGTGTTTTCAGTATCACTTCTATCAGTTTTTAATAAAGCATTCTCTGTAGCTGCCATCACATCTTCTTCTGCTTCTAAATTCCTTTGAGCAGCTATATCTTCACTTGATACAGACGGATTAATACCTGCACGGACTTTCATATTGTATTCGAGAGCCTGCATAAATCTGGATATCTGAGGAGTATATGTAAATCTTGTATCCGGAATACTGTTACTTTGCATTGTAATGTCTTCTATCATGATCTGTACCCTCTAATATTCTTTAACGTCATATAGTTACCTGCATAAACTGTTGAGCCTGGAATAATCTGATTAGATTGTGGATCAACTGAAGAAAGCTGATAACGATTTCCTCTTATCATCTCTAAGAACTTCTGATAGTTTGATTCAATACTGTTCAAGCTGTATATACCTGAGCCACCTGAGAAGATATTCTGAATACCTAGCATGGTGTTTTGTGCACCAGTACCTGCAGCAATCTGTCCAAGACCTTGACCAATCTGAGAAAGCATTGAAGCACCGCCTAAAGCACCAGAAAGACCTGAGCCAACTCCAGCACCAAGCATTCCTAATCCACCTAGTCCAGCTCCTAAACCAGCTCCTAACACTGTACCAGCAATTGAGAAAGACATTGCACGTTTCTGTTGTTGCTTCTGATATTTCTTCATATTGTATATAGCTGTCTGCTGATAGTTCTGAATCTGCTGCATTCTCTTAGAGGTGTCATAAGCATATAAAGACTCTCCAGCAAGTGATGAATCAATGTTAGCAGTTGCACCAGCTGCAGAAGAACTTGAGAAATCATCTGAATAATTACCTACAGAAAGTTGTGCACGAGCTATTCTCTCTTGTCTAATATTTGATAAGAGTTGTCTACGAAATTCTATATCACTTTGCTGTTCTTCTAAAGCTTGTGCAGAGTGTAAGGCTTCTTGAGCACGGTATTTATATTTACTTCCACTACTAAAATATCCCATTATTGTGGACTCCTTGTTATAATATTTAATCCAGTTAATCTAAAATCTTTGTTATCATCATTTCTAATTTCTACTTGAAAAGCTTTACCACGTCCTCTGATATGGAGTCTGCTCTCAACGTAATCATCATGTAAAAAGTCTTTCTGCGGTCTGTATCCATTCTGCATCATATCCCAACGATTACTTAAAGGATTTACTGACCAGCCCCATCTCATTCTGATAATGACTCCAGACGGTGTTGTGTACTCACCTGGCAAGTAGTAAGAGAACTCTTCATATTCTGGTACAAGATATGAGAAGCTGTATGTAGCGTTAACAGTATGATCATAGAGCACTCCTCCACCTGTAACAGTTAATTCATTTAATCCAAATGTAATAGAGTTTACTAATTGCGTTAAGGATTGTACAACTACTTCACCATTCAATGTAGGAGAACCCATTGATACTGTATCAGAGATGCCTGAAGAATATACCAGACCAGTAGCAGTCCATGAATACGTAGGTTCTGGTGTAACAAAGTAAGCATTTATTAAAGGTGAATACGTTACTGTTGCACTCTTTAACACACCGTTAACAGTGTCTATAGTTGTATAGTATTTGTTATCGGTCTCATTGTACACCATCTTTGTAGTACCTGAGTAAGCTACTTCCTTCATACCTTTAAAGATTGGTTCCTCTAAATCAGATCTTTGCAGTACTATTGTAGACTTTGTAGGAATTCTATAATGATTTGTAATACCTGTCAGAACTGTAACAATTATTAAGAATTTGTCATAATTTTCTGTAGATGTAATAGGAACGTCAACAGTATATTGGTTCTGTCCAAGAATGGATTGAGTGTACTGTTGCTGTGCTACAATACCTGCATAGCCATTTGAATCATACCCTCTTACAGTTACTGCAAATTGTGAATACAAGACATGTGCAGGTAACTTTCTAAGATCTAAAGTAACTTGTAAACTCTGCATACTACCTTTATTCAATAGCCATGTATAAGACATAGACTGATTTGATTCAATATGATTAAATATACTACCCAAGCTGTAGATAGTTTCATAAGGATCTTTTACAAGCTTCTTCAGTTTATGTTCTTCAGTTCTCTTAAACAATGTCTGCATGATCGGTGTCTGCTTGTTAAAGTACGTGTCACCTAATGTAATAGGTCTTGATACAACGTATGATTTATAATCTTGGAACTCCCAGTCATGGAACTCTCTATCGTTGAAGTCACCTATTGAAAACTTATAAGTATTATCTACACGCTTTGCTATAAGATGCTGAATACTTGTCCATCTGTGGTAGTCTGTAGAAGTCTCATCAGATACAAGAACTTTATCACCACCTGCAGAAACTCTTACACCACCTGCACGTAAGTAATAAGTTGGTTCAATTTCATAAGACTGTGACACATCTGCAACATCAAGCATCAGGTGTTCTAAGAACCCAGTATTGTAGAGAATATCTTGAGAAATCTGTTGAGGCATGAAGCAATTATAAGTAATATCATATACCAGACATCCATCAAGATTGTTTAAATGTTCTTCATCAGTTGGGTAGTACCAATAAATTCTGTTAGTGGTGTAGTCATAGACACCTTTACAATGCTCTTTAGAGTATATTGGTAAGTTATTATAGAATGTCTGTATTGTATTTAATGAAATAGATTGTGCAAAGATTGTAGAACCTGTCTCAGGGTTTACACCAATTGTGTAGATACCTGTTGGAGACCAGTAGTAAACTTGTTGTGTAGTGCTTACAACTGATTCAGATCCTATCAAGCCTGCTCTAGATAGTTCTAAAATATCGTAATCAGTGGCCGTAAATTTGCCTTCTATAGGGCTTATCAATCCATAGACTACATCCCTACCAAAAACTAATACACCTCTGTTGAAGGTCTTTAAAGCCATTCCACGACCCATTGTATTGAACTTCACATAACCACCATCAGTTGTTACAACATCTGATACTTCTGTAGAAGTTGGGTCAGCATTTTGATAACATAGGTCAAAGCCTGTACCATCTTCTTTAACAGTTTGAGAGAACAGTACAGAGTCTTTACAAAGGTAGAAGTACTTACCTGACATATATGCTACATCAGTTACTTTAGAAGCATCGGAAGGATTTGAGAAATAGTCTGTTCCACGACCCGTAGCATCTTCAATCTCTTGTACAGCGTATGTTCTTATTGAGCAAGTTACACCATAAGGTCTGCCAGCAGCTGAATCAGAAGCATTACCTTTGTCATAAACTACATCAACCTTGTATTGGTCATAATAAACAGAGTCTTGTGTAGGTGTTACGTATGCTACAAAAGTCAATGGATCCGAAGAACTTGCACCATCTGAAGAGTATGTATCTCTCGCTAGGATTCTTTCCCAATTACCATTTTTCAAACCGTATACATTAACTATGATACGTCCTCTCCAATGCAAGTCAGAAGACTTCTTACCACTCTTTCTATAAAGCTTTGTCCATACAATTTCAACACCAGTAAAGTACCCTTCAGAGTTCTTAATGGTTGATGAATGATTATAGATAGGAACACCTCTTAAATGTCTATTCTTAATCCATGTATTTTGATAGCTATATGTTGCTACAGACCCTGAATAGTTGTCATAGATGTTGGAAGCTTGTGACCTATTCATTCTAAAGTAATCTAAAATAAAATGTCCACGAGGCTGCCTAGTATTTCCAAGATATTTAAAAGCTACTTCACCGGTATTGTAATGACCTGTATTATCTCTACCAATTGAAACAGCCATTGTATTGTCTGGCCAGCTATGAGCACCAACAATTTCTACATCTGTTTTAAAGTTTTCTAAGTCTTGTCTCTTCCAGCCCTGGTTTAACAAGTTGTAAAGATGCTCTCTAGAACCACCAGGAATATATGTTGAAGCGTCTTGTGCTTGAAATATACCAATATCTTTACCATCGTAGAATACGTGTGTTTCTTCTCCTACAGTTTCTGTTGTACACTGTAACAAATTATTATTTGTATTTAATCTAGAATTTCTTGCTCTTAAATAAGGTACATCAAGTGAATCGATATAGGGAATGTATGCAGCTTTGTAATCAGGATCTAGGATAATCCAGAACGGACCTTCCTTGCTTCGTGTCGTCTCTGCTTGACCTTCTTCTACAAGCTCTTGAACATTCTTTATTCCCCATCCATCATCAACTCCTTCTACATCTCTGATAGATAACGTAAAAGCTTCTACAACAAAAGAGCTTGTTCCAACATTGTAGATGATTCTTACAGGTTGCATCCATCTGTTAACAACTGTTAACTTACCGTCACCAGTAGTGAACCCGAACTTCTCCTTATAGAACTGGTTTGTATCAATGATATAATCTGTTAAAGATACTGAGCCAATTGGTTCAGAGTCTGTGATAGGTTTAACAGCTGCATCAAAGAAATAAAGCTTGTCACCAATTCTGCAAACAAGTAAGTCAAGGTCAGTCTTAGCAACATTCTTCCAGTAGTATACAGAACCTGTGATATTGTCTGTTACATCTGTATCAATCCAGGTACCATCTTTCTCAATGTTAAAGCCATATCTACGACCTCTCATCTGTTCTGGAAGGATTGTACAGTTCAATTCATCAGATGTATTCAGTACCATATCATCTGTGTCAGAACCTTCGGTGTTGAGACCGCCTATAAAAGGTTTTAAGAATACTCTGGAATTTGTTGGCATAACTCTTTATACTCCTTCATACGTTTCTTTATATCTTTGCCACTCTTCTGAATAGCTTTGATTTCTTTCTTAACAGTCTTTGTGATATGTCTATTCTGCATACCATTCATAGCTTGTTCAGCATGGAACTTAGTTGTGAAAGAACCTCCTACATAGTTACCACCAATACGAATCTTCCACAGTGTTCCATCTTTAACAATTACATAATTCTTCTTCCACTCAATGGTCTGTTCTTCCATAATGTCGTCTCCAATCCTCTTACACGTTGTGCATGTTTATCAGCTGTCACCAACTCTTTCCGTGCTCTGTCATTGGTGATACTATCAATCTCTCTGTTCAACTCGTAAGCAGCTTGTACACGTGCTGAATTAAGTAACAGATTGAAATGTTGTGGTGCTAAGTCTGGTACAAATGTATCTTCCAGTTTGAACTCAGGCATTACAATACCGTATGCAACTGTGTAGTCTTCTACGATTGTATTAGATTGTTCCTTATCCCATGCATCAAGTATGATTTCATTATCATTAAAGCTTGTGTAATATTTAGGACAACGGTCTGTATAGACATTGTAGCGTACACCTGAATTAGGATCTGTAACATTCATGACATTATCACGTAAAGGATTCTTATCAAGTGCTCTATCAAGGAATACTGTAGGATCTAACCACTCTATGTCATGATATTTATCACACTTGTTATCATAGTATTTCAATGTGTCAAGCTGATAAACGTTATCATTAAAGTATAATTTAGTAGGTTGGTTCACGTCTGAAGCACTATGAAGTTGCACCAGATTGCTACGAGCTTTGATGTCACGAGTGTATAAGAGATGTTCATAGGTCTCTTTGATACATTGTGCAATCTGCATCGCCTCTCTAGTGTCTTCAATAGAGTCTACCATCTGTCCATCAACAGCTTGTAGAATTCTTTGTACCATTTCTAAAAGTGTGTATTTCATTTGTATATTACCTTTTACGTTATATAGGGATATTGTAAACTATATTTTACACAATGTCAATAAGATCTTTAAAGAATTGTGCACTTTCTTTCTTACGTCTTTTTACTAATCCTGGGAGGATTCTTCCTTTTGCTCTGATCCATCCGTTCCAAGAATTGTAAGCAGCTTGCCAATCAGATCTTTCAAGATGTCGTTTAAGGCCTGACTTATCGAAAGCAGACTGACCAATATTGTAGATAATACTGCACAGAGCGTCTTTTTGAGAATCTGTCCAATTGCCTTTGGGATACCTAATACGGTTTTCACAATAATGCTCCAGCATTTCTTCAGCAGTTCTTTCATCAACTTTGTCTCCTTCTTTTACTTTAGTTCCATCAGGGTATATCGTAGAGCCGTAACCAATTGTCCACTGTCCTGCGGGGCATAGATAAGCTTCTTTACGAAACCCTTCAAATTCTTTTATAAGTTCGTACATATTGTCTCCAATAGAATAGAATACCCCTTAGCCACTGGTTCAGCGTACTCGGGGTTGTAGAAACAAAAACAGGTGTAGAGACCTATTACAGCCGCTACAATTGCTAAAATAACTTTACGTTTCTTCATTTGTGTGTTGCTAAGATTGTATATACTGTTTTAACATCTGCTCGTATTTCATCAGACTGAATCAGTAATATATCCAGCTTTCCTTCAATTGTTGAAATCTTTTGTTCACTTGCTGCCATTCTCTCTTCAAGATTGGTTACACGAGGATTGATTGTCATCATCACTGAGATAAAACTGCAGATGGTGAACACAACTGTACCAATCATACCAATCAGTTTAAGATATGTGAGAATGCTTTTAATATCTGTTTTCATTTACGTTTCTTTCCGCAAGGCATGTTACATCTCCTTAGTCAGCAACTGTTACGTAAGACCCTTTGACAAAAGACAAAGCCTTTGCCCAGAGTTTACTGGTTCCATCATAATCAAGTTGAAAAGGTTCTGTGAAGTTAATTCTAAAGCCGCCTGCTGTAGGTGCTTCAGCACTTTCACAAATCTTTACATCACCATCTACTTGAATTGTGTAAAGCTTTCCCTCTTCAAAAGAAGTTCCAAGCAATGTTTCAATATCGTGATAAGAACCATCACTAGGTATTTTAACTGTTCCAATATTACTCATTACCATTCTCCTATTTTTTCAATGTTTGTTATAGTCCAATTATCATGTTGTGGATCATCAAAAATATCACTTCCCCATGCAAAATCAAAAGAAATGAGAGGAGTCTCTCCTGTATCCAATTGATTGGTAACTTTTAATTCGTTATTGCTATTCAGTGCAATATAATTTTTACCTGGTCCCCCATTACCTTGTTCATAAGTAAGACTTTGAGATGTTGGATAGGAACCAGTTGTTATATATGGAAAACTAGAATTATCTGCACTAAACCATAAATTGTCATAATCATTACCTATAATAAGAGCAATAGGAGCGTAAACAGCAATAGTATCTTGTGATACATTTTTAGCTTTTGCTATAATACCTCTAGTTGCTTCGGCAGAAAGAGTTAAACCTCCTAGTGTAGCTCCACTATCATATCTTTCCATTCCCTCTCTATAAGTTGTTTCAACCCTCATTAAAGGCTCTTCAACTGGTGTTGGCTGTCCTCCTTCTTTTACAACTGCTGTATTAAAATATAAAGTCATTTCTATCTCCTTATTTCCAAAGTTTAAATGTGTGTGTTTCATTATTGGCATCAACGTAGCCACACTCTACATCATATATTGAACCGCCCCAATAGAAGTTTGCATTGCCCCAATAACCAATACAGGGAACGTCTGTATAATCTGTCCAAGTTGGTGCTGTAACTGTTTCAGTATTCGTTGTCCAGTTTATACCGTCTGTTGAATACTTTAAGACTCTATTACCCTGATTATCCATAGTTGCTTCAAACCAGTATTCGGTATTTGTTGCAAGTGATACAGGTATAATACCTCCAAACGGTTTGCTTGTCAAAATACCTGAGTTATAATCTCTATAAACAGTAACAGGATTAGCGTAACCGTTGGTAGTATATGCTAAAATAGGTTGATGTACATTAGATGCCCAAGATGACGGGGTTTTGAAATGTCCTTTTGCATAAATTGACTTAGCACCTGACAAATTCCACCTAAACGTTTTTGCACACGGATAAACATAACCGGAAGCATTAAAACCATTTAAACCGTCATTAAGTCCTAAAACCTTATTTGTGCTAACAGGTGTTCCCTGTCCTTGTTTCAAATCCCAATCGCCACTAGGTATATATTTTAAAGTATCTTGTTCAGTTATATTAAATGGGCTGTACAGTTGCCAAGTCAGTTCTTTTGTTCCGTTTGCAACATTTAAACTATATATTTTACAATTTTCTAAATATATGTTTCCATTCCAAGCATTAGCTCCGTACTTATAGCCTATTTGTACTCTATTTCCTGATATATCCATGTTTCCGACCGTACAAGCAATCCACTCGTCTAAATCAGGTAGCGTATCAATTCTGTAATTGTTATCTTTTAAAACAAACCCTAAAGCAATTCCATTGATAATTCTAACCCTAAACCAAAAATCTCCGCCTGTTCCAAATCTAACACCATTAACGGGTCTTGTCCAAGAATCCGTATAAAAGAATAAGCCATTAAAGTTTAATGCACAATACGAACACAAATCTCTTACGTTTGAATCCACACCCCAATATGCTTTAATCAATAACTCAGTGTCAACATTTTCAATAGGCTCATAGTTTGTTATGACATAGTTTGTAGAACTCCAACCGGAAGCTACATAATCATCTGTAATAGTTGGGTTACCATTTATTACATAATTTCGTAAATACGGTAAAGGGTCGGGTAAAGCTATTTTAAAAGTACCATCCCCGTTTGAAACCCCTGTATAAGTGTAAGCATTGTATAAAGAAGCTAAATACGGTTGTTTAGATGTGTCAAATCTTATTAAAACTTTTTCATTTTCAGGTACATCACTTCCGGCAATCGTTACAGTATCGCCTGTTGAAATGCTTTCAATAGCTGCAGGGAGATTTGATAAGTTTTGTGTAGCCGGTAAAGTACCACCCATATTGTCAACAGATGTGTAACAATCTGCTACTTTCTGCTGTGCGTTTTCAATAGCTGTTGCTATACTCATATCATATCTCCTACAAAGCGTTAATCAATGTTTCAATATCGCCGCAAGTATCGTAGAATAATTTTGCGGAGGGATATTGAGAATCTGTTGAAGAACTTGATACAGACGTTACAAGGTTTGCTTTTGTTTGATAATTATCTAAAGAAGCTGTAACTTCGCCTATACCGTTTGTCAAACCTCTAACATTTGTTAAGCTTGATTCAACTGGTATCAAATATAGTGCAACACCTGTGTCACCTACAACATGACCATTAGAGAAGAAGTGTACATTTGCATTCACATTGCTAGAATATGTACAATACTTTAATACGTTTGTTGTGCTTACTTCTTGGAATATAGCAATCGGAAAATACTTTTTAGATAAGTCAACATAGTTTGTTACATCTACGGAAGCTGTTGTTTGACCATCTACAATAGACACTGTAATAGGATATATCTCAATCATATTGTCACTTGCTACAACTGCGTCAAGGTCTATTGAGGTATTTGTATCTTGGTTAACTGTGAAAGAACCTTTAACAACTCCTCCTTGCGAAATTGTAATAGTACCATTACCAACATCACCACTACCTGCATCAAGTTCAATAGTTGTGTTACCACTTTGATTAGTTGTAAACGTTCCTTTTGTAACTCCACCTTGTGTTAAAGTGATTGTGCCATTACCTATATCAGACGAGGATGCAAATTCATCAGCATTATGTGTAACAATATCACCAAAGTTTTCTAAGGTTTCGTCAATATTATCTATACGTAATCGTAAAGCACCTTCAGCAGCTGTAGCACGATTTATTTCACCATCTATTCTACCATTTATAAGTGCTTCTGCAGCTTCTGCACGGTTTCTTTCAAGTGCTACCTGCTCATCTACATAGTGCTTATTAGCTAAATCATAATCGTCAACAGGATCAGCAATGTTAATAATTCTATTCATGTTCATATCAAGAACTGCATCCATAAAGTTAGGAGTTTTACCAGTTCTAGATAAAGAATCTTCGATACCCTGTTGAAGAGCTTCGAAGTTATCGTTAATTAATTTTGTAGCAGCTGTATCGTTGTGTGTCAGGCTGTCTAATTTTCTTATTGGTGCTTTCATTATTCTATCAACCCTTCATTCTTTAAAGCTGTTATCAATTCGTTTAATTTAATTTCTGCAGTTGTTGATGGTGATGGTATAAGTGTAACAGATTCTGCTGTCATATCTAAAGAGTTTACAGGAAGCTTTTTAAAGATACCTGCCCCAGCACCATCGGCTACGTAGACAGTACCTGCAGCAGCTGTTGACGCACCCTTTGGTTCATGTAATAGTTCATCTGGAAGTTGTGAATGTTCTACGTCAGCCATTTTAAAATCCTCTATGAAATTTGTAATCGTTGATTACTCTAATTTAAGTTGGGGCCAGCCGTAGCCAGCCCCTTAAAGTTTGAATTAAATAAATTCGATTTTTAATACGCCTTTGAGGCCTGTAACAGTTCCGCTCATCTTTACATAAGCATTGTCTTGTTCTGCAGCAAGTTTGCCGTCTTCGAACGCAACCGGAATCTGTGTGCCTTCAGCGTTGTTACACTCGTAAGAAGTTGCATCTGCCGGTGTAATAGCGGAAGCAGTTAATTCAATAGCTGTATCAAAGTCTGAACCATCTTTCTTAACGAGAGACAATTCGATGTTGGCACCACTGCCAGCTTCTTCAACAAATAATACAGCTCTTCCTAAAACTGAGCCAGCCGGTACACATGCTTGACCACGATCATAAGCAGTGCCTACATTCGGACCAATACCTTCACCGTCAATTTTAACTTCAATAGAGTTATACATGCCTTCAGCAGGTTTGGCAGAAGCATCATACAAATTGTCAACGCCTTCACCACGACCTACATAACGTACTAAACCGAAAGAATCTACATAATCACCCATTTCAATTCTCCTTATACGCTAATCGTTGAGTCAGTGTCTTTACACAAGATGACAACAAGGTTTTCTTGGTCACCTACATCAAGACCATAACGAGCTACGGTTACATACTCTTCACGTTGTTTTGCCATATTCCAACGGCCTTCGAACTTCGGCATCTGTCTCCAAGCCATACGGAACGGTCTACGATCTGTAATGTTTGTGAACAATAATGCGACACCGCAGTTATCCAATGTAGAGAATGTTACAGTCTCATCACGATTCTTCAAAGATGTTTCACCAGATACCTTCGGTAAGAATTCAGATGTGTAAACATCCCAACCATAAATGTTGAAGGAGAACTTCATACCAGTCATAGCACCTTCACGAACGATACCTTCAAATTTCGGGTTGTACTGTAAAGAGGCTCTGATACGTTGGTTTGAAACAATTGCATATTCCTGATAAGACGGGATAATAGCAATACGCGGACCATGGTAGTTAACCTTGTTCAAAGCTACAGTAGCGTAAGCAAAGTCTTCCGGAGTTAAGATACCATAATCACCACCAACATCACCAGCTACAAAACGGTGTTGCATACCATTTAACTTAGCCGGGTCATTCGGTTTAATGATTGAGTGAGTTTTTGTTACAAGATTGAAGATCTTTTGTTCAAGGTCTGCAGCAATCGCACGAGCTTCTAAAGCTGGTACCTTAGCCATGATCTGGGAAGCTAGGTAAGAGTCCTGAGCAAACTTGGCAGTTACATAGTGACCGCTGTTAACATATTCATTGATCTCGAAAGTACGAGTAGCAAAGTCTAAACCTTTGAAGTCAATCTCTTCACCCTCGTGATAATCAGTAACAGTAGCGTTACCCATTTCTACATCTTCCCATTTGTCACCATCCGGGAAAGAGTTGATTACATCAACATAGTTCATTGCAATCAATTCAGGTTCCAACTGTTCACGTAAGATACCTGAGTAGATCTTGGCACGGATTACTGCTTTACTGTTTTGGGTATTTATACCATTTAAGTCAGCCATTTTAATCTAATCCTTTTTAAATATTACCATGATTTAATTTTGTCAAGCATCGAAGGATCTTTCATAGCTCTGTTAAATAAGTCAGCAGCCACCTTCGGGTTGTTGGCAGTCTTTAACATTTCGCTATAATCTTCGTTGCTGGTTTCGTTATCAATATGTCTAGTACTTTGCAAGAAGTTTACAGAATCGAAAGAAACTGTATCCTTTATACCAAACATACTTTTAAAAGCCTTCGGACTTGTCTGTGCAATGCCTTGCAAGTATTCAACAGTGCATCCAAGTTCTTGTGCTTTATTCTTCAGTGCAAGTTCAACATCACTATTAACAGTCGCTACAGCCGCCTTGCAATTTTCCCAGTTGTTTTGAGCTGTTGTACGTTGTGCTTCTTCTTGCATAGTTTTGAGAGCTATCTGTTTCATAGCATCTTCGGTAATCTCTAGAGTGTTAGTATTCTCCGTACCCATCTTATTCGCCTCTCTAATCTGTTTAAGTTCTTCTGTGATGTTTGCACGAGCTGTTAAGTTCGTAATCATTTCATCTTTGGCTTTAACTTCTGCTAACAATTTTGCAATATACTTATCAGCTTCTGCTTTGCCTTTAACGAGATCTTCTACAGATTTATATGCAGAGTGCTCTCCTACGTTGATGACACCAGTATTGCCACCATCGTTAATTCCATTTACATTTGAAGTAGTTGCTTCATCTGTCATAATTTATTTCTCCGTGTGAATTATTCTTTTACGGCATCTATGATACCATATTCTAATAATCTTGTCAAGCCTTTTTTGTATCCAACTTTAAAAGCTTGTTTCAAAGCCCATGAAGGATTGTCAAAATCTTCATCAGCTACAAAGTCTACCTTATCAAGATCCTCTTTAAGAATCTCTATAAGCTTTTGAAAGACAGGCTGAGCTAACCGTATCATTCTTTCATAATCTTCTTTCTCAGCCTGACTTACTTTACATAACACCTTGTTGAGCATTAACCATTCCTTGTGCTATTTGTTGATCCATTATTTGACTTGCAGATTCTGCAGCAGATCTCATTTCAAGTTCTGATGTAACTCTAGCATTCTTTTTAAGGATACCATCAAACTTATCAAGACCTGTAGCATATATCATAGCTTTAGCAGTTGCTTCAGGATTAATCCAGTTACTTACTAAAGGATCTTGGTATAGTGCTGTATTAGATAACTGCATCAATGTTTGTGCAATCTGTGCTTTCTCTGTATAAGTTGTAGAACCAATTGCTACAAATCTTCCCTGAGTTTTTAAATCTTCTAGATTAACTTCTTCAAAGTATTCTGTACCATTTTCTGTAGTACCTTTTACAACCACGATACGATTTGAATCAGCCATATAAATTCTTATCATAAGTGTAATAAGAGGTTCTAGCATTTCTAATTCAAACTTGTGAACTTTCTCATTAAATAATCTAGAAGCAGCAGTATTAAGTTGTGAAATCTCGAATGCAGTCTTTTCACCAGGTGTTCTGAATCCCATAGCTTCTTTAGGCATACCTGCCATCTCTTCCATCTGATTAAGATATCTATCAATATAGAAGTCAGCTTGTAATGCTGTTGCATCGGGTTTAATGAACTCTATTGTTGCATCTGTGTCAAGACCAATATGACAACCTGGGAATAAGTACTCTGGCATTTCAGCATCACCTTGTGTTACCACCATAGGGTTACTGATGAAGTTGAATACGTCTGCTCTCTTGTTTTCTAAGAAGTCTATCATGTATTGCATGCCTTTGATATTATCTAATGGTGACATACTCCATAAGTTATCTTTACGATCTCTCCAACCAGCTTTAAAGATGTTACACCCAAAGCCATAGTCTTTAATAGGTTCTTCTAATAATACATAAGCACGGTCCATTACAACAATACGACATTTCTTGTGTAACTTACCTGTGTCACAGTCATACAGATCTCCATAGAATGTTAACAACTCTACTACATCTGATGCATAGTATGTTGACCAGCTATCAAAGCCAGCAATGTGACACATGTCATCAACTATAGCATCTTTATTATTTGCAGCAATTGTGTTATAAATCTGATGACGTTTCTTCATAGCCTTCTTCAAAGCTTTATTGAACAAGTTCTCATCATCTGTAAACTGTTCTGCAGATTGCATCAGTTCACCTAAAGTCATCGTAGTTCTAATAATCTTAGGAGATTGTTCAAAGCTTGTAGCAAGAGGATCAAAGAAGATATCCATAGGGTTAATACGAAATGCTTTAGGACCAGCATATAACAAATCTGAACCAAGTGTTTTCTGATATGGTACAGCTGTTGCAAATGCATTACCGTAATCAACATAGTCTTCTACAAGTTGTCTAATGGTTGGTTTAAACTCTGAGTCATTCAACATCTGTTTAGCAATATTCTTTAAAGTATTCTTTGTTGCTACATTTGTTGAGTTTGTATCATAAGCTTCCCAATCAATGAAGTCAGGTAAACCAAACATAGCATCTAAATAATATGTAATAAGCATGTCTCTAATCTGTGTCAGCTTCGGGATGTGAGTACTATTATCCCAGTCATGACACTGACTAAAGATATCATGTGTTGAAGTTGCATACAAGTTCTCTAAAGTCTCTCTTGCATTGCTATACCATCTGTCACGAGAATTATCCCATGCAACATACTTGTTAGCAATAGCTGTAGCAAGACTATCAGGTTCTTGTAGTTTATATATTTCAAGTGTATTAGGCATCGATGTCTCCTTTATTATATGCCACCAAATCTAGATAAGGGTTTAGGTGCATTGTTAGATTTCTGATAACCCCATCTCTTAGGAGCTACAGCAATTGAACAAGCATCTGCTAAAGCATTCTTCACATCGTCATGTGCAGGTTTAAGTTGCTTTAATTCTTCTTCAAGTATTTCACAGTTACCACCACGGTAGTGAAAGATTTTATGATCTTCGTATAATGGTCTCAAGACAGCCGCAACACGCTCTTCTTTCTTTGCAAAAGGTCTGTAGTCTTCTATGACAAGTCTCACAGAATTCTCAGCCATCTTATCTTTAAGAGCTGTAACGATTACTTGCTGAGCCACTGACACTTCTGCACGGAGCTTTTTAAGGTTATATTTATTATGAAGTGCTATAATGTGACTGTAGTAATCTTGTATACGGTCTGTCTTGAATCGGTCAATATCGAGCACATATCTGTTATTATCACTGTCAATGCCTACTACAACTATTGCAGTACTATCTGCACGGTGTGATAAAGCAAATGCAAAGTCTATAGCAGCGTATACATTCAGTGGTTTGTCTTTTATATAGTATACACCAGCTTTGGTATAGACATGTTCTCGATTATAGTACATAAACATATCAGGTGTGATAGGGCTGCTACCAGCATCATTAGGATCATTATAGTATTGTGCAAAGAACTGTGACTTATCTACATAACCTGCTTTAATTCGTGCAAGTTCTTTGAAGTCGAAGCCATAGTACTTACCATCTTTTCTACGAGTTCTGTTCCAGAGGAATTCACCATTCTCTTCAACAGACTTCTGTAATATATCCCATTGAGGTTCTTTACCAATAATTTCACCAGTATCATCAAATATATCTTCCATAGTATTCTGCATGGTGTCATAAATATCTTTAGGATGGTAACGAGTTCCAACAGCTATTATTCTACCACCAGGATTAAGAATTGATTGGAGTTGTGAATATTGTGCTTCAACCTGTCTACGTCCTTCTTCATTATTGTTCTTAGGTACCACGATATCGTCTAATACAATTAAATCAGCATGTGCACCAGTAATGTTAGTAGTCAGGCCACCAGCTTTAACAGTGCTATCACGAGTACCTTCAGCAGTTCTTATAGGGCTGTCTACACATATCTCAGATGTTGTCCACTTCTCACGCTTACCTTCATCAATATTGATAAGATCTGGCCAGTATCTTCTAACAATTGGTGAGTCCAATACACCTTTTATCATTCTTAATTGAGCTTCTGCCAAGTCTGATGTAGCTGATAAGTACACTATAGCAATTGCTGGGTTCTTTACAATCTGCCAAGCTACGTAACAACCTGCATAGAAGCTTTTACGGTGTGCACGAGGGTATAATACAAGTCTGTAATTCTTTCCTTCAGGGTTTGTTAAGAACTTACACAAGTCTTCATGACAAGTACCCATTACATTATATGGTGCCACCAGCTTAACAAACGTTATAAGGTCTGATTCAGCTAGTTTACGTATCTCTGCAATTGTGTCTTCATGGTTTGCCATTACTGTTTCAGCCTCTTAATGTCTGCTAATAAATCTTTAGAGTCTATTTCAGGCTCTTTCTTCTCTTTCTTAGGTCTGCCAACCTTTTCTTTAGTCTTAGAAGTCTTACCATCAATGATGAATTTAAGAGCTTGTAAGTTATTTTTATTATTATCGTCAAAAGCTATTTCAAGAACCTTCTTCATAGCATCACCAACTAACATTTCATCAGCTTGTTGACGTAATGTTTTGTATATTTCACCAGCTACAGAGCTTTCTTTGAAGTTTTTCCAGTGTCTCCAGTCTCCTTCAAAGACATCTTCAACAAATTGTTGCTCTGATGGGTCTTTGTAATAGCTGAGAAAGAGCTTTGAAAAGCTTATTAAGTCATCATGGTCTTCATCAGCTGTGGTAAAAGTAGGTTTATAGCCTGATATAGTGTTTAATTCAGAAAATGCAGACTGTGTTACAAACCTTTGTCCGATTTTTCTATAATCTTTCCAAGTTATCTTCATAAATTGTTCTCCGTGCGTTACAATCTGACAACAATTGTAAACAATTTTCAACAGAATGTCAAGAACTTTTTACAATTGTTGCAGGCTTTTCAAAAATTGTTACAGATTTCTACAGACTTTTTCAAATTGGCATAATTTTTGGTAGAAATTTTTTAGGGTTAATATGAATAAATTGCAACAACCCTGTCCCCCCCTGTACCACCCTTTGACAACTGTTTACAGTTGTCAACAGTTTTTTTCAAGTTGTCCACAGCTTTTTGCACTTGCGACCAAGTATGGACAAAACTTTTGACAAATTTTGTACAGCTTTTGTCAGTTTGTCCAGATTTTGTCAAGCTGTATAGGACTAGACAAAACTGTTAGAAATTTTGTCCATTTTTATCAGCCTGTGGATATCTTGCAAAAATCTCTTGACAGCTAAAACAAGCACTTAAACAAACCCCGAACAATTCCCGAACAAAATGCGAACATCAATTTTAAGGCTGTTTTTTTGACCGCTGAGGGGGTGTGAAAAATTTTGTGTGGGGTTGTACCAGCCGACTCAATGTTCTATTGTTGTTTTATATCTGTTCGCATTTTGTTCCAGTTTTCTCGCGTGCGTGTACGTGCTTATTATACCGCGTATAAGCTGTTCTCATTTTGTTCTGGTTATATAACTTTAGTTATAGTCCTAAAAAACTCTATAACTTTAGATATATGACTAATTATATACTTGACTTTCGGCTTTTTATGTTCTAACTTCCATCTTGTCAACGGCGGTTAGTCAAGTGAGTTGACGGTTGGCGGTAGCTGTATCAGTTGCCAAGTCTGACGGCGGTCAATGGGGGGCTTATAAAATCCGCTAGTGTTTGAAAAGATACACGCAGGTTTACGGCAGTTCAAACGCTTGACAGGTGGTAAAAACTATATGACAGAAGTTTTATCCTTTTCAGTCATACCATAGACAAGAGTTTTTTAAGATTCGGCTTGAATCGTTTACAGACAAAACAACCTTGTACGCTCGGAAGTTAGCTGATAAACTACATAAAAGAAACCCTTAAAATATAATCCTCTTGTAAATAGCTGTAAAGATTAGAAACAGACGGATTTACTCTTTTCTATATTGAAACAGCGGGTGGAAAACTGACAACACAATATTATTAAACTGTGAAAAACGATTCCAACCCTTAGAAGTTTATTTTATAGCTTGCTACACTATTGAAAGTGAGGAAAACTATGACAAAAACTACAACATTTTTGGATAAACTTAATGCAATTATAGCAACTGCTAAAAACGGCAAGAAAGCTTATCGGGATAGTATCCAACAAGCATTAGTAATGTTTGTGAAAGAATACAACGGACAGCTATCATATAACGCAACACCGTTTAAAGATATTGTACAAATTGTCGGCAAAGATGTAAAAGACTTACGCAACTGGTTGACAGAATACACCAATATTACGAAAGTTTATTCGGACTTGCTTCACTTTGAAACAACCGAGTTTACACTTGCTAAAGACGGCAAAACAAAACTGTACCAACTAAAGTTTAAAGATACTTTTAACGGTCAGTTATGGTATAGCGTTGAAACAGATAAGAAAGCTATAAAAGAATTGACAAACGATACTTTTATGGCATCTGTTAAAGCTTTATATAAAAGATATTCAAATTCTTTCGTTGATTATGACGAGAAAACAACAAAAATTATGCAAGCTATCAAAACTGCATACAACTTAGATTAACATTTTAACAAAATGTGTAGCAGGCTATATGATAAACTTCAACAACTAACAGAAAGGAAATAAAATGCTTGTACATACTTCTTATGGGTGTTACAAAAAAACATCAACACCTATCCGAAAAGGCTTTACAGCTAAGGATAGGTACGATAGAGCTTTGGAAACAGAGCAGAAATACTATGAAACAAAACCGAAAGAAAAGAATCTTAAAAAGATTAGACACAAATGGGACAGGAGGTAACAGATATGAAACAAACTTGTAGCAAAAATCTTACAAAGCACTTAACATTATTGAAACAAGAGTGCAACAAACTGATAACACTTCATAAAAACGGTTACACTATTCCAACAGAACTTTACAGTGATTATGTCAAACATAAACGATACGTAACAGAACTGTTACACATTGAAAAAATGAAATCATACGATAAAATTCTTTTAAAAGCAAGATAAAAATTTAGTATCACCATAAAAATAATACTTGACATTTAAAATTTATACTGTATTTTTATAAATCTTTAAAAGATTATAACAGTATGTAACAAGTTGTAACAGGTTAATAATAAAAATATATTTAATAATATTATATATAAAAACTTATAACAGATTATAACAAACTGATAACAGCTTTTAACTTCTCCCTTTAAAAATTGTTATCAGTTTGTTATAGTCTGTTATTATTTTTTAAAAAGGATGAAACAATGTCAATTAAAACTGTAAAAGAACTTAAAGAGTTTTTACAAACTGTACCAGATGATATGACAGTAGCTGTTAAAGGTGATGATAATATTATTTGGAAAGGACTTGAAACAAAAATTGAAACAACTGATTTAAAATATCTTAACGAAACTGAAGACGAAATCTTAGAAGAATCTTCAGAAGCTTTAATATTTTCTTAGAAAGGAGTAAACAAATGTCTAAACAACTTATTAAAACTGTAAAAGAACTTAAAGAATTTTTACAAACTGTACCAGATGATACAGCTATTGCATACTGGAATGAAGATGACAGAGCTTATACACAAGATATAGGTGTTGAAGTATCTGAAACAGAGTTTGAAGATGACAATAAACAAAAAGCTTTAAAAATATTTAGTGGGGAGTATTTATAAGATGTCTAAGTTTATTAAGTTACATTTAAGAGAACCTAAATATGAAATAAAATATCTTGGAAGTCGTATTGGATATACTAGGCATCAAATAGGTTGGCACGATGTAAAAGGAGACGAAGTATACTTTAGCGTTGACAAAATAGAAACTTTTACAGACTATAAAGTCAATGACATAGATGTCTGTGAAACTGCTGATGAAATCTTAAAGGAGTTGGAACAATGAATACAAAAGTTATTAAAAAAATTGAAAAGATTCTTGCTATCTTAAAAATCACACCGAAAGAAAAGCATTACGTTTTTGATAGACCTGAATCATTTAAAGAAATAGATTTTAACGGTGGACTTGAAATAAGTAGTGATGGTTACATATCGGCTTGGGATATAAACGGTGGTAAACATTGGTTCAAACCTGAAAATCTTTATACACTTGAAGAAGCTAAACAAAAGGTTGAATTTAATCGTGTAGCGTACATAAAATCTAGTATAAAAATGAAACAGATTCAATTACAAGGCATTGAAGAAGAAATTTCACAACTGAGAAAGGAGTTGGAACAATGACTAAAATAATTACATCGCAAACAAACATTTCAGAGGAGTTAGAAACATGGCAACAATATATGTGGTGGAACTTTTAAACTCTAACAAAGATGATAATAATTTTGTATCAATTCATTTAGACTTTAACGAAGCTCTTGCAAAAGCTAAAAGAATTGGTGCAGTTGTATCAGTATGGGAACAATGTGACAAGCGTATGAAGTTTGTTACAATGTATAACGGTGATGGGAAAGAGGTGTCATCAGAATGAAAGCAAATGTTTTTATAGACCTTGCACAAAACAGAATAAAAGTTACACCATCTATTCCCAATATTGAAAACAAATATGGTGATGTGTTTCTTAACGATTTAAGTATAAAAAACTGTTATCTTTTTTCGGAAACTGATTCCGATGGTGAAGATTTTCGTAAGTTTGAAATAGCCTGTGATAATGAGTGGCACAATTTTGTTAACAGACTTAGCAGTTCAATAGACATTGTTTCATTTCTTAAAACCTTTGACACTCTTAATGTAATTATTATAAACCATAGAGGGTGTGTAATTTGTGGAGAAATCTGATGATAACTTTTATAGTTGATAAAGTAGATGATGAAACAAAAATAACAGTTGCTAACAATACTTTTAATAATAGATTATTTATATCTGATAAAAACGGTAATGAAATAGTTATTGATAACGGCATATCAAACTGTTACTTAGAATATTGTGACAACTCTGATGAATATGACAGAGACGAGGACGAATATAAAGAGTGGGTAACGCTTGCAATAGCTGATGACGGTAATTCACACCCGCTTATAGATGATACAAATGGTGACGTAGATGTTATAGAGTTTTTGAAAAGCTTTAAAAACGTTAATGTGGTTATTAAAAATAATAGAGGGGCTGAGATAGGTCATGACTAAGATATCTGTATTGGAACGTGAAAGAATCTGTGGACTATATGCAACAGGTAAAATATCACAAGAGAAACTGGCTCGTAAATATGGTGTAACACACACTACAATTCGTAACATCATACTTGGTAAGTGGCCTCATTACAATTATTTTTGGAATGAAACAGTTGGTGAAAAGAAACTTAGACAATACGCTGACTACTATGAGCAGAAAGCTAAAGAGTATCGTAACAAGTATGATATAGCTGTTAACAATAGATTACAAAAGGAGTTGCTGTTATGATAATATACAAAACAAATGATAAAGGATTTGTTACAGAAGTTTGTATCATGAACGAGAATCGTAGCAAAACATTAGAATCTGCTAAACCTTATCACGAGATACAACATGTTAGTTCACGTTATTATAATCACATTGCAATAGAATATCATAGGTACTTTTTCACAATGTGTTTACCTTTTGATAATCATTTTCATAAGATGAGAGAAGATAGTACAGTAACAGTAGAAGATATGAAACTCTTTGACAATTGTTATAACATTAATGAAAGGATTCCAATATGTTAGATATAACTTTTAAAGTACACAAAAATAATATTCTTAAACTTGTAATCACTTATCAGAGTGAGAGAAGAGAGAGTCGTGATGTATGTGCTAAAGTCTTTTATGACGATAACTCTTTAAGGATTGTGTCAGTAGGTTGTCCAGATGTAAACGGTTGTACAATATATTTACAGGGTACTTGCACCGAAGAAGATGATAATGTATTATGGTTCCCTAATTTAGACAGACTTAAAAAGTTTTTTGAAGCTCTTAGAACTTGTACAGGTTATCTAAGGGTTGAACTATAGGGTTTGTATCGTTCCCTACTTCTTATTAAAAATGATACAATTTGTTTTAACTTAATTTTATAGGAGAAAGCTCATGGCTTTAAATATTGATGAATTGATTGCAAAACTTCAAGCAACTGGTACAACTGGTGGTGTTACCATCAACGTTATCAATGTCAATGATGATGTTGTTACAAGCGCTGATGATACACTTGACACAGACTTCCAAGTTGGTGACAGAGTAATGTTATGCCACGTTAAAAAGGATGGAACAGGTACTAAGCACACTGATGGCACTGTTGACAGCATTGACAAAGATGAGTTCGGTCCTTATGTACGTGTTACAGGTGACAACGGTAAGCATTACAGATGTGGCTTGAAGATGTATGAGGTTCGCAAAGGTACTCAAATTATTCGTAAGTTGTAAACCTTTGAAATAACTTAATACATATTTGTAGGGTGTTTTTTTAAGGCTAGAGAAGGATGTTATAGGTCTTGGCTAGGGCTGTAGCTGGCACTTATAACATACCCTCTCCAGCCTAAAAAAATACCTGTTTATTTTGATGAAAGGATAAAAAATGATTGCAGCAGATGAGTTAGTTATTTGTGCAAGAGTTATAGAACTGTTACATTATGGTGTAGATGTCACAAAACTTGACACATATAAACAGTACTACAACCCTAAGTCAAAGTCTGTTATCAGTAGGTTAACAGAAAATGTACCAGACTTTTTGTTCAAGATTTCTGATGAGACAGCAGAGTTTTTACAATGGCCTTTAGGTAATTACTTTAAAAGAGAGGGCAACAAGTTCTTCTCAATCTTTGAAGAGAAGTTACCAGATGCTGAGAAAGCTATGGTGTCATGTGAGATAGACCTGTTAACATTTAAACAGATTATGATGATCTGTTCAACTAAGTCATGGTGTCATTTTAGTGAGTACAAACCTTCTGATTATGACCCAGAGTATGAAGCACGTATTAAAAAGATGAAAGCAGAGTGGGACTACACTGACACCAGTGATTGCGAACTCATTAAAGACCTTGCGAAGGATAAGATAGAGGACAACTTCCACGCACTGTTAACACTCTGTGAATACACTGAAGAGAGAAGTAAAGAACTTATTGAACAGTTTAATCATCCTGAAACAGATTTTGAAATCAAAGGTCTTGAAAAGTTTAAACCAATTGATGGCAGAATCTATATCAAACTTCCACCATTTGAACTTGATAACATTCGTAGTAAGTATGACAGTCAGTATGCAAGAGATATTAAATACCTTGTGATATCCCGTAACCCTTATGACTATTTCTTTTGCAGTTATGGTTCAGAGTTCCAAAGTTGTTACGCTCTTAACAGTAGTCACTATGGTTGGTATGGTATGGTAGGTATGGCAGGTTGTAAAGGTAACTTCATAGTGTACTTATCATCTGGTAAAGTTAATAGAATCAATGTCATCAGCGGTAAGAAATGGAATGTTCCACGTATGTTACTCCGTTGTTGGGGTTGGTTAGCAGAGGATGGCAGACTGTTATTAGATAGAGCATACTGTTCAGACCAAGTTCACAATATTGAAAGAGAATTGTATAAGTATATTTGCAATAATCTTTTAGGGTATGATTGTGATAAGGTTTTATTCAAGACTGTTCACATACCGTTAAAGTATTCTAAACAACTTGTAAAGACTTGGCATAAGACTCATTATCACATGTACCCAGACTCTGTAAAGGTTGAGGACTTTGAGTATCGTGGTATTTGTTACGGTGATAGAACATTTGTAGGCAACAATGAACCATTTGATAGAAACTTCTTAAGTCGTATGCAAGAGATATCAAATGTTCCAGTTGGTTACAGATATAAGAAGCAGTACAATATTGTTGACGGTGAGTTAACAGAGCTGAAGATATGTCATATCACGCAGTTACCGATAACTTCTTCAGAATCTACATCATTCTATGCCAAGTTCTTTAAAGAACCTATCAAAAGTTTAGCAGTGTTAACATACTGTGATGGTTGTTATAAAATTGATGTAGCTACACAGAATAAACTTAGTGAAAGTTCTTCAAAAGTTTGGTTTGATTTGAAGAATAAAGGTGCATGTAGTTATAGAGACAGTAACAATGTTTACAAATTCTATAAAAACTTCAGTGTTGGTGACCAAAAGATTGGTATCAAGCCTTTTAAAGAGTGGGTTACAGGTGCTGCTAAAACTTCAGGACTTGATTATATTATTGTAAGATACATTGAAGAAGACCGTGTTACATTTGTAAAATATAAAGGAAAATAATATGAAAACACTGTTAAAACTTTATTCATTTGAGTCAGTACATAACACACCTGATGAGAATGCTTTAGCGAACTGGTTAGAAAACTGGTTCCGAGAACATAAAACACCGTTCACAAGAGTTGGTGACAACTTTTATAAGCTTGATACAGTTCATGCACCAATACTTAGTGCACACTTAGACCAAGTTGAAACGAATGGTAAAGCTGTTCACTTTGTTATGACACCAGAGAAACACATCACAGGTTATAATGAAGACTGGGAAAGAACTTCACTGGGTGGTGATGATAAGAACGGTGTATGGATTATTCTCCAAGCTCTTGAAAAGTATAACAATGACATCAACTTTATCATCAGTGCCGGTGAAGAAGTTGGTTGTGTTGGTATCAATAAGTTAGATACTGAAGGAGTTCTTGAGAAAAAGATACCACCGCTTGATACATTCTGTTTAGTTCTTGATAGACGTGGTTCACATGACGTATTAGACTCTGGTGGTGGTGATACATACTGTAAGACATTGGCACAGTGTTTGTGCAACTATATGAAAGATGGTATGACTGTCACATCTGGTAGTGTGTCTGATACAAGAGTGATATGTGAGTATTGCGAGAGTGTTAACATGTCTGTTGCATACGAAGCACCACACACTGCCAATGAACATACAGATTGGGTGAGACTTCAACAGTTGAGAGACCATGTGTTTGATATCTGTAATGACTTTGCACATTATCCTACACCACCTGATGTATACATTAAAAAGACTTGGTCATATTCAACATCACAATACAAGAAAGGAAAATATAGAGATGACTACGAAGAATACTACGGTAGATACGGGTTCTAAAAAGCCTGCAAAGAAGAGGATATTCTATCCTAACATGTATTATTTAGTTGATAAAGATAACTATGTGATACATCACACAGCAAACCCTGAAGCTTTAAAAGATTTGGAGTATGAAGACACTGATACAATTCTTATTGCAGTTCATCCAAGTAAACTTATCAAGAAGAAACAAGTTGTTAACAAAATTGTTTTAGATTTTGATAAAAAACTATTGACAATTGATGGTGACTCTTGTACTTTGAATAAAGTTGATTACGAAGGTAACACAACTTATACACTTGATGATGAAGAACTAAAGGATTGGTCTAAACTTATTTCAGATTGTAAGAAGATTGCTAATGAATTTGAAATGATTGGTGTACCACCTATTGAAGGAGAGTTATTAGATGTCGAATGAGATACTACAACAGATTCAATGGCTTGCTGACATGCATGGATATGAATTGACACAACATGCACCAAAGATTGCAGCAGCTAAAGAAAGATTCTTCGGTCTTGACAAATGGTTCAAGTGTCCTTGTGACCCTGACTCAGACCGTGAATGTATTAGTGAACACTGTCAACAGGATATATTGAGAGATGGTATGTGTCACTGCCATTGTTACAAATTAAAAGGAAGTAAAGAATGAAGGAGATATGGAAATCTGTTAAAGGGTATGAAACTTTTTATGAAGTCAGTAATAAAGGAAGAGTTCGAAGTCTTGATAGGATTGTATCTAATTCTGGAATGTTTGGAAAGGACAAGACATTTAAAAAGAAAGGTAGAATCTTATCTCCTAGAACATCACCAAGCAGAGGACTATCAACAGGATATCTCAGAGTGTGGTTAACTGATGGAGTTAAAGGTTTTAATAAATGTATTCATAAACTTGTAGCAGAAGCATTTATTCCTAACCCAGAAAATAAACCGCAAGTAGACCATATTGATAGTAATGTCTTAAACAATTGTGTTACTAATCTAAGATGGTGTACTCAACTTGAAAACAATAGATTTAGACTGAAAGGAGATTGACATGGCTGATAAAAAACCGTTAATAGTTACTAGTGTTTCATTTGAAATTCCAGAAGGAACTAAGTTAAGTGATGTTATTCAAATGTTACAAGATAAAGACTGTGAACACTATGATGACATACTTTTAAGAGATACTAGACTAGAGTTTGGTTCAATGTCTTTTAAAGAATATATTGAAAGGAGTCCAATGAAATGAGTTATAAAGATATTATAGCAGCTTTTGTAGTAGGTCTCTTCATAGGTTCTTGTGATATCTTTGGAGGGGTTTGCATAGGGTTAATTTATTATAATTTTCTAAGAGATGAGGAGGCTGATTAAAATGGGATACTATTTGTTTGCAATTTTAGACGATATTAATACGTGGTTAGGTATTTTTGTAGTCTTATCTGGATTCTCAACAGCCTTGTTTGGTATAATGCAATGTATACAACACGTTAATGTTTTAGAAAGTTCTTCATATAATTTAGAAAATAATGAAAAATTTCTAGAGTTACTAAAGAAATGGTTTAAGAGAGCGATAACAATCTTCATAATTACGATGACATTTTACACACTTTTACCATCTCAAAAGCAGTTAGCATTTATCATAGCTGCACCATACATTGTAGAGAATCAACAGCTGCAAGAAGCTGGTAAGAACTCTGCAGAAATTATAAAGCTTGGTACAGAGTATGTTAAAGATGTGTTAACAACTGCAACAGCTAAGAAAGGAGAGTAACATGTGGCCATTTAAGAAACGTATTGACCCTGTATCATTAAGGTTAGCAGGTCATTCTAGTGATATTATGATACTTTATCAAAGAATGTATCAACTTGAAAAGGTATTTGTTACACTTGAGGAAGAAGTTAAAAGTCTTAAACAACTGTTAAAGAATCAGGGAAAGATTGAGATAACTGTTACAGATTGTAAAAGATTGTAACATCTATATCATCTGCCCCCTTCGGGGTATTGTAACAACGTTTTTGGAGGTTGTCAAGTAAAAAATGAAAAAATTTGTAACATTTATTGAAAAAGATATTCCACCTGCTGATACTGGGCTGGCAATATTGTACACAACTGTAGTAACTTTAGTAATATTTGGAGTAATCATGTGTCTGGTTATATAGAATTTCACAGAGATTGTCCTAACTGTGGTAGCCACGATGCTTTGACAGTGTTTGAAGATGGTGGTGCAAAATGTTTCAGCTGTGGCTGGACATGGAAGGACTTTTATCATAAACACAACAAAGAAAGGAAGAGTGATACAGAAATTATGAAAGAAATTATAGAAGATGCTGGAAGAATTCCTGCTTCAGGTATCCCTGATAGATTTTTAACAGCTGAGACATGTAAGTTCTATGGCGTTAAAGTTATTGTCAGAGATGGTGGAATTGCACAACACATATATCCCTACTATGACCATAATGGTGACGTTGTAGCACAAAAAATCAGGACTGTAGAGGGTAAACAATTCAACTGGAGAGGTAATGCAACACGTGCACAACTCTTTGGACAGAATTTATTCCCTGCTAAAGGTCGTTTCATCACTATAACAGAGGGTGAGATAGACGCTATGTCAGTCTGGCAAATGTCTGGTGGCAAGTCTGCTGTGGTATCTGTTAAGGGTGGTGCAGAGTCTGCATTGAAAGAGGTAAAGGCACAGTACCAATACTTAGACAGCTTTGAGAACATTATTATATGCTTTGATGGTGACACTGCAGGTGTTAAAGCAGCTAAGAAAGTTGCAGAGATACTGCCACCAAAGAAGGTAAAGATTGTTAAGCTGACTAAAGAGATGAAGGATGCTAACGAGTTCTTAAAAGCTGGTAAGAGTGCTGACTTCAATAATTTATGGTGGAAAGCGGAGGAATATAGACCTGATGATATTGTTAACTATTCTGATTTATGGGAACGTGTCAAAGATTTTAGTAAGTCTAGAACATATTTACCCACACCATGGGAAGGACTTAACGAAAAGATTTGTGGATTTAGAGAAACACAGTTGATAACTATTGCAGCTGGCACAGGTATGGGTAAGTCTGCATTCTTGAGAACAATTATGAATCACTATCTTAAAACAACTGATTTAAAGATTGGTGCAATGTTCTTAGAAGAGGTTGCAGAAGATACTGTGGTATCAATGATGTCGTTAGAAGCTGGATTAAATCTACGCAGACCTGAAATATGGAAGGAACAATCTGAAGCAGACCTGAAGAAATGGTTCATAGAGTCTGGTGCAAATAGACGAATAGAACTGTACGATGGTTTTGACTTCGATGATATAGACCTGTTAATGGATAAGATAAGGTATTTAAACAGAGCCAGAGACTGTAAAATAATTATCTTAGACCACTTAACAATGGTTGTAGATGATGCTGAGAATAGTACACAAGCTCTTAATAAATTGGTAGCAGACTTGAAGAAGATTGCTGTCGAGCTTGGTATAATTATTATCACAGCATGTCACCTACGAAAAGCACAGAACGCTGCTAAACAAACTGAAGAAGGTGGTAGAGTTACACTGGATGACTTGAAACAATCTTCATCAGTGAAGCAGTTGTCTGATATAGTAATAGGGTTGGAAAGAAATGGTCAGTCTGATAACCCTGTTGAAGCTAACACAACTAAGATAAGAGTGTTGAAAGACCGTGACTTTGGTAGTAAAGGTGTAGCAGCTGCTGCAATTTATGAGAAAGAAACAACACGACTTATTGAAGTATCTTTAGAAAGTTTGGAAGACATTGATGATTAAGGAGTATTAAATATGTGTTGGGAATTAACAGTACTTTCACAAGGTTCATTTACTGTACGCTTTCAAATCTCTGATGTACCACAGGAAGTTAAAGATAATAGAGGATGTTATGGTGCACGTTCGTTAGGCTATGATATCAACTCTTGCTCAAGACCTGAGATACTTTTAGATGACCATCAAATATTTGTATGGGGTAATAGTAAAGAACACGATAGAGATGAATTGATTATAAATAAACATGATTTCATAACTCTTGTAAGAGTTCTTTCCGACAATGCGAAAGTAAAAATAATAGGTATGAACAAATTTTGCATAAAGGAGGTTGTTAATGTATAGAATAAATTTTTCAGATTATCAATTGTTTGTTGAGAACCTTGGTGTTGTACATGATGATAATATGTCTTGTTATACAGCACCCGATGGAGTTGTTATAGAAGAATCTGTAGGCAGACTAGGGTGGTCAAATTATTTGCATGAACGTATCTATGTTCCTAGAGGTTACTCATCAAGCTGGCAGTGTTTTAAAGGTAGATGTAGAATCTTGCATTATGTTTTACAATACCTTAAAATAACTAATCAGAGTTATGAAATGACAACATACTTTAACGGTAGGTTACAACTCACTAACAGTAAAGGAAAAGTGTATGCGTGTTATCTGTGATATTGAGGCCAATGGTTTAACGCCTGATAAAATTTGGTGCTGTGTTTGCAAAGATGTTGACACAGGTAAGTTTACAATTTTTAGAGATGGAGATGCTAACGAATGTAAAAAGTTTTTTGATAGGTGTGATAAAATTATTGGCCACAACTTCATAGGATATGACGCAATATGGTTAAATAAACTGTGGCACACTGGTATTAAAATAGATAAGATTGTTGATACACTTGTACTGAGTCGTTTAGGAAATAGTTTCAGAACTGGTCACAGCTTGAGAGACTGGGGAGAGTTTCTTAAATGTTATAAAGACCATCACGATGACTGGTCACAGTGGTCACAAGAGATGGAAGACTATTGTAAACAAGATGTTGAAGTAACACACAAGGTTTATGAGTATCTGAAGAAAGAGTTAAGAGGTTGTACAAAAGATGCTGTGGTGTTAGAGCACTGGTCACAGGCTGTGTTAGAACAGCAAAGGATGTACGGGTTCTTACTAGACCATGACTTAGCTGTTGAGACTAAGGAAAAGATTGACCAAGAATACTTCAGTATTATTAATAGACTTCAAAAGATTTTCCCACCTCGTAAAGTAGTTGTTGAAGAGTGGGTAGCAAAACGTAACAAACAAGGAGAATTGAATGCAGTCAGTAGCAGAATTATCAAGTCTGGTATGGTTGAGCATATTAGTGGTGACCGTTATAATCGTATCGAGTATAGAGAATTTTGTATCGATAGTCCTAAAGAAATTGTTGAAAGGCTTAAAGGTTATTGGGAACCGTATATTTTCACACCAAGTGGACAGCCTAAAGTATGTGAAGAGAACTTAAATACACTGAGAGAGGATGCTCCACAGGCATTACAGCTGATAAAGAGATGTAAAGTTTTAAAGTCTCGTTCCACACTGATACAGTCGTACTTTGATGCATGTGGTGAAGATGGTAGAGTTCATGGACAGGTGCTCTCAATTGGTGCAGGTACTCACAGAATGGCACACAGGAATCCTAACACTGGTAACATTCCTTCTAAAGGTATATATGGTGCAGTATGTAGACAGATGTTTACAGTTGCTAAAGGACGTAAGCTAGTTGGTTGTGATGCTGCAAACATTCAGCTCAGAGTGTTAGCACATTATTTAAATGACCAAGAACTTATCTACCAGATTGTTCACAAAGATATGCACTATTACTTTTCACAAATCTATGGGTTGAATCCACCTGATAAAGACTATGATGAACATAATGAAGAGATGGTAGCAGCTCGTAAGAAAGGTAAGACTGCAACATTTGCTATCATCATGGGTGCAGGTGTTAAAAAGATTGGTATGGTGTTGGGAGACCCTAAGAAAGGTGAAGCAGCCTTTGAAGGATTGAAGAAGAACATTAAAGGTTGGAACAAGTTTAAGTTAGAGCTTGATTACAGAGCACGTATAGGATACTTTATAGGACTTGATGGTCGTAAGATACCACTGAAGAATGCTCACTTCGGTATGTCTTCATATCTGCAAGCAGGTGAAGCAATCATTATGAAGAGAGCTATGGTAGAGTCCTACAAAGAAATTAAATCACTTGGACTAGATGCACACCAAGTTGCTATCGTACATGATGAAATGCAATACGATTGTGACGAGTCTTGTGCAGAGCAAGTCGGGCAGATTTTAAGGAAGCACATCATTGAAGCAGGTGTCTATTACAAATTGAGATGCCCTCTTGATGGTGAATATATGATTGGTAACAACTGGTTAGAAACACACTAGGAGGTTTATTGAAATGAAGATTTGGATTTTATTTTCTACTTGGTATAAGTATGGGGATGGTGACTGTCCAATAAATGAAGTAGAAGGTGTTTTCACAAATAAAGAAAGAGCTGAAGAGCTTGCAAAAATATTAAATAAGAAGAATACTGGTGCTGATTATTGGGTTGATGAGTTTATCATAGATGATGAAAGTGATATATTTTTATAAAGGAGACTCACTGATGAAAATTAATATAGATTTATTTGCACTGTTCCTAGTGTTTTTAGTTTTAAAATTATGTGACATTATTACTTGGTCTTGGTGGTGGGTGACTGCACCAATCTGGATGCCGTTGTTAATATTGTTTATAGTTTTATTTTTGAAAGGATGAAGGAGTATAATGAATGATAAAAGTAGGACAGGTATACCAAACAGAAAGATTAGAAATAGTACTTATTACAAGAGTTGTAGGTTTTCATTTTTATATTATAACTCCATCAGGAATGACAGGGGAATTTAATAATATCTTTAAAGATGTTTGGAGTTACTGGAAACTCATCGCAGAATATCCAACGTGGCAAGAAGCAGTTAATAGTAAGGAGTTTAAGGTAGGTGTAAAATGACAGTACAGATTAACGGAGTGTACGAATATGACTCAGGTCGTAGAGATTATGTACACCAATGCCAAGAGATTTATAGAATATATGTATACAGAAAGATACGAAGATTCTACAGATGTCTTATAAATCAAACTGGTACAGAACGTATCATACATGAAAACATTAGTGGTAAATGGATTAGAGAGAACTGTAAATACATTGGACCAGCTTGTGCTACATGGAGAGATTTGTTTCAAGTTTATTAGGAGATGAGTGATGACATTTGATAAACTGTTTTGTTGCAAGTATTTATACATAGAACTGTATCGGATTGATTTAGATTATCGTACAGGATTTAAAATAGAGCTTGACAAATTTATTTTAAGGTGTAGTATGTCTATATTAGGTGTAACACTTCTTATATGCATTGGTTCGGAGGCTTATTCATCATGATTTTAACTTATGGAAATTGTCAAAGATTGGATGACATAATGTCAGCACCAGAGTTCAAGGGTATTGTATGGGACAATCATAATATGCAGATAATAGCAAGTATAGTATTTGGAATAGTTGTTATGAATCATTCAATGGTTGTGTCTTTATTTGTAACAGAGGATAATGAACTCGATTGGAATAGTCAAGTAAATGATAGAGTGAGGATAGCATAATGAGTAAAGATGATTCAGAGACTAACACAATGAATGTTATGTTTGATGGCAGTGATGAAGCCGATGACAAAGATGATGACAACATTGATTTAAAAACTGAGAAGATGGTGGAGTATTTTGAAGATGATTATTACTGGTCTATCTACAATAGAAGACATACAACAAGCAGATGAATTTAGAGATGTTGAATGGCATTGGAATGTTGTCAATGGATTGTTTCAAGTTTTAGATTATCTTAAAAAATCTGGTAAAATTTGTGAAATATTTATTGACGATACTAATAATATATGTTACAAGTTTCCATGTAATAGATAGGAACACCTCCTTTCGTATGTAGTCGACCTGCTGCATAACTTAATCAATCTGCACCAAGACCAGTGGTGTTAACGTGCTACGTTCCTATTACATATTTTTTAGCATTAAGATTGGTACAGGTCAATTGTTTAAATCTGTAACGGGTGAAGCATATCGGAAGGTATGTTTTCTCAAGACTGAAATAAGGGCAGTCAAGAGTCTTGTCACACCCGTTACTAAATCTTTATAGGAGTACTCAAATGATTGAATATTTAAACACAATTGCAATAAGTATCTTTCACAGCATTTCACTTATTGTAGCAGCACTGTTGTTGGTATTTCTAGCACTTGTTGCATTAATTTATGGGATTGTCGCATGGAATAAGAAGATGGAAAAAGCTGTCTACCAATTCTATGAAGACATTGTATCAGCGATTAAGGAGATTCTTTAATGGCTAAGTTAAAATTTTATTACGGCACTATGGGAGCTGGTAAAACTACTGAAGCTTTAAAGACCTATGAAATATACAGACGTAAAGGACTGAAACCACTCATTGTAA